TCCTAAGTAGTAAGCCTCTTTAAAAATCTCCCAAGCAAACTGCTTAGAAGAAAATATTGTATATCTTTGTTTATCTTCGTGCCATTCTGCTGTGCCAGCCAAGGTTTTAGTTATTTCGCAGTTTTCAAATAACTCTCTAATATCCTCACTCATTTGGTCCACTCCGGTTCGCAGAAGTTAACCCACTGTTCTAGTCTAGTAATATAAAATCCCTCATAACTATATAAATAGCGATGAGGATAATCTTTCTGATCTACTAGTAAGTCATTCATACAAGCATAGAGTTTTGATCTATCATACTTATATATTAATAGTGGTTTCTTATTAACCTGACTAGACTCTCTAACTGTTTGTTCCCAAAATTGAGAAAGCTGCGGATTCACACCAGTTAGGTAAGTAGATGATAAGGAATCCTCTGCGTAATGTTTGACTTCTACACAGTAATGATTATACTCCCCCGGTATGTATAAATCACCCTTAAGTTGGTGAACTGCCGAAAGTGCTCCAGAAGCGGGAATTCTTTCCCACTGTAGTCCTGTTAACTTACGCATTTCATCACGAACAACCATTTCCGCTCTAGCGCCTTTTGCTCTACTATCAACTGCCATAATTCAACCTTGAAATACCTTCTTCTTTTATAACTTCTAACCTTTTAACCAGAGGATGGGAGTAGGAGTGGGATATTAGAAATGTATTAAGTCCATCTTCTTTCAGAAGAACTTCAATTAACTTTTCTTTTCCGTATGTATCGAGTACATCAATGACTTCATCAAGAAATAGAATATTGATACGAGACTTAGATAAACTAGACATTAACTTTCTAATTGCAAGCAAAGTACTGGTAGTTACTCTAGCCAACTCACCTGCAGAAAGTGCTGTAATTTCAATTTCTTTTCCATTATCCACAATCACTATATTAAGCTTATCTTTTTCTAGAACAAACAGTAACTCGAATCTTCCATCACTAAGTTCAGATAAGTACTCATTTGTAAGAGCTTCTAATTCTTTTACAGAGTTTTCTATCTTGTATGCAATTAGTCCAGTTGTACTAAAGGCTTTCTTAAGAACTTCTAGTATTGAAAAAGCTTTCTCTAGTTCTATAGTTTCTTTCGATAGAGTATCTAACTCTTTTGTATAACTATCTAATTGATCTCTAATCGCTGCGATTTTAGCATTAGTAGCTGACGCAGTATTATTAGCCTTAGTAACTTTAGTAATAGCAGAATTAATAGAGTCTATATAGTTCTCAAGCTCTTCAATTTTAGCGTCGAGTTCTTCTTTATCTAAAGTTAATTGCGGTAAAGACCTGTCAATTAATATAGATAACTGTTCAAACTCTTTTACCAAAGCTTGATGCGCAGAAACTTCTTTATTATTGGCTTCTGCTAAGGCTATCTCTTCTAATATACGCTTTTCGGTAGCTTTTTTAATTTCTGATAGTGCCAACGCATCATCTACAATACTCTTTATTTTGTGAGTATCAATTGGTTGTGTACAAGTAGGACATTCACCGGAATGTAGTCCACTATACTTCTTTACTGTAGCAGCATATTGCTTTAGTTCTAGCTGAACTTCTGCTCGTTGCTGCTCTAGTGCTTTTGTAGAAATGGTCGCTTTTGTACTTACTAACGCTGATGAATCAATAGACGAAATTTTTTCTTTGTACAAATTATTCGCACTAATCTTAGCATTTATACCATTTATTTCCACTAGCTGTGCTTTTAAAGTTCCCAATTGGGTCGCTTTTGTACTATCTAAGGAAGGTACTTCTGCAAGCGGAATTTCTTTCAATACTGTCTTACCTGCACTCTCAAGCCAGCTGCGTACCGTAGATTCCTTAGCCCCTAGTTTCAATAGTTTGTCCGCTAGTTCTTTATGTGCTACTTTTACACGCTCGAAGATAGTTATATACCTATCTAGAGATAATAAGTCTATAAGAAATTTTTTTCTATTACTATCGGTTGCAGTAAGAAATTGTAACGACGACCCCGAATTTTGATATACCAATTGGCTAAATGTCTTAGCATCTACACCGAATAACTCTTCTAGTTGCGAAAAAGTAGCAGTAGCGGTATGGCTAGAAATATCTGTTCCATCTTCAATAAGTTTAACTTTTTGAGTAGCACCTGACCTATCAATGGACATTTGGTAGTTTTTATCAAATATTGAGAATGTACAAACTCCTGAATACTTGCTAGTATTCAGTTGTCTATTTACTACATCACCCTTTTTAATTCCCTTAGAATTCTTATTAAATAGCACTTCTTCTAGTATAAGAGGAATACTAGATTTACCATGTCCATTTAATCCAACTAACTGCGTAATTGGTTCTTCATCTAAAGAGATTGTGTTCCCGGCGCCATAAGAAAATAAGTTACTCCATGTTAGCGTCTTTAATATAATCATTTGCCCCCTTCAATATCTCGTCAATATTTGAGATTTCTAGCACTTCGTCTAAGTATAATCTAAGCTCCTCTTCTATACTTAGATTATTCAGAGAGAGTCTTGACTTATGTTCGCGTTTAACAATTTTCTTGTCTAGTAATTCAGAATTCTTAATATTGGCTAGATCACCAACATCTCCCTCAATTTCATATATAGTATGATGAAAATCTGTAGGAATCATTTCTTCTGGACTAGAGACAGTCTTTCTTAATAGCTGAGGTAGATTGAGTTCTTTGAAGTCCCAATGTAGTGTTTCAGAATCTAAAATTATTACACCAGTCTCTACTTCATTTCTATGAAAACTTGTGGTTAGTGGAGAACCAGGATAGAGAATATTACGTTGGCAGTTACTGTGACTGTGTAGATCACCTGCTAGTACTAGTTCCCACCTATTAAATAAGTCTAGGTCAATTTCTGACTTAACGTGAGGAGGTATCTCACCTCTAACGTGAGTGAAACAAATATTACCAGTAAAATTTGGCCATTTATCCTTCAGCCTATTGTATGGAATAAAATCCATATTTCCAATACTATAGTAGTCATCTAGTATGATAACCCTAGAATTAATTACTGAGCTTATCCGTATTAGTCTAGATAAGAAAGTGGTATGCTTCTTTACAGCTTCATGATTTCCAGAATATATAATTATATCAATTCTGGGGTTTAGGGCTTGCATCATAGCAAAGTATAATTCAAGCTCTTCAATAGTAGGAACCCGATCAAACACATCTCCACCGATTACTAGAAGATCTATTTTTAGTTCTACAATAATCTTATTTAGTTGTTGTACTAATTCTAAATACCTAGCCTCCTGCCAGTCGATAGGTACGTTTTTCTGATTAAGTTTAATATGCCAATCGGCTGTGAATAGGATTTTCATTGTCTATAGCTAGTAAGCTTCTCGGCCCTTATCTTATTAACAGAAGTAATAAGATAATTAGTAAACATTTCACCCCAGGTATTACCTGTAGGCCTTTCTGGTACTTTATCTTGCTCTAATATTTTATTCCACTCATTGAATGCTTCAATTAGCTCCCCATAAGTAAAAGTTATATGCTTATCCAACATAGTTTCTCCAGGCAATAAAAGCTCCCGAGGGAGCCTTTATTTCTTTTACATAGGAATATCGTCGACTTCTTCCTTAACCTCAGCTGGAACTTCACTAGCTGAATCAGATTCAGACTTCAAACTATCAAGGAAGTTCTTTTGATCTTCCGCAGTTAAACGTGGTACAGATTCATCTACAGTCTTAGCTGCAGCAATCATAGTACGTTCTTCTTCTGATAGTGAACGAGCTTTGCAGCGTAGTACACTAAGAGTATACTCTACATTGAAGGCTTGAGCACCAGTTTTGGCACGCTTGAATACAATATCCCATCCAGTATCTGGATCGGTTGGATCACCTAGGTCTTCTGCAGCACCAAGAATCTGTTCAAATAGTTTTTTCTTCAGGTTAATAACAACTGGTTTTTTCTCGGTCAGAGAATACCCCATAACGCAGTAAGCCCAGCCACACTTAAGTTCTGGATAAAATTCCTTTACCCAATCCTTCTCTTTATTAGTGAATTTTTCTTTTTCACGATCAAAAGATAAACACTCTAGTGGAATATCTTTATTATTCTTTCCTTTAATCCAATAAAGGTAACGTGGTAGAACATCTCCAAAGATACGGATAGTATTCTCGCCATCTTTGTAAGTATAAGCTTCTGCGCCTTTAATTGCAGCGCCTTTAGTATTAGCAAATTTAAGTGCCATTTTGTATTTCCTCGTGTTTAAATCGTATGTAGTTGTCGCAAATTTGCAATAGCCTATTTTTAGAGATTTTAACTGTATCAATAGGTGAATAAGGAAGCCATAAGCCAACTTCATTCTGATACTCGTAATCGAAATAGTTTCTGATTGCAGCTAAGATAATGTAGTCAAATTTTTCAGAATCGAAACCTCCTTGATTCATCAAATCTTGTACATTTAAGATAAAGCTGTTTCCAGCTAGCTTGGGTGGTACACCTTCTTTTGAAAACTGTTTAAACATATCCAATATTTTATAGTGGTCATGCTTAGCAGTCTTTATAACTTTATCCCAGTCAAAAAATATGGGTTTCATAGGTTGATTTCTCACTGAGAAATAATATTATACTGTAATTGAAAAAGAAAATCTTTTACTTTTTTAATATTCTCACCTGGTAACCTTGTCTAATATAGTGTCCCATCCTAGTCTGGGCTTGTGCTCTAGTAGAATTACCTTTTAAATGTATATCTAGTACTAATGGTTGCTTTTTACCAGGGGCTTCCCTAATAATGCGCCCTATTAACTGAGTAAGTAATGGCTCATTATTAATAGGTGTAGCTAGAATTAAACAACTCAAGTCATTCTGTGAAATTCCTTCTGAAAATATGGACATAGTACCATACAGTATATCTACCTCTGGAGTTGATAAGCTTTTTAAGGCTTGTGCTCTCATTTCCGTAGATTTCATTTCTCCAGTAATACTAATCGCTTTATTACTTTGTTCAGCAGCCCATTTTAAGAATTCAACCCTAGAACCAACTACTAGCACTTTATAGCCCTTACTAGCGGCGTTATTAGCTAGGTCTACAACCATATGTCTGTATTCTTCATTGTAAACCTCTAGGTCAGTTACCCTGTTACTCCAATGTTGTGATGGCTTTAATACTATATTAGTATCAACTATTACAATTTGGGGAGTTAAAGAGTTTTCTTTCTCTGGTTTAAATATATTAAATCCAAAGTAATCTTGGAATATAATATGTTTCTTATCCTTACGAATTAGAGTACCAGAAAGCCCTATCTTATAACGAGCTTTCGACTTATCAACAATCTTGGAGAATGTAGCAGCACTAACGTGATGCATTTCATCAAGTATTAAAGTGCCAAAATCATCACGAACTTGATCAATTACTTTAACTATAGATTGAACATTACCAACAACAATCATTGGTTTGGTATTATACTTACCACTACCAATAATACCTGCATCAATTCCAAATACTTTCTCAATCTCAGAAATCCACTGATCGCGAAGTCCTGTAGTATGTGTAATAACTAATGTTTTTTGACCTAGTTTTGCTGCTATAGCTAAAGCAGAATAAGTTTTTCCCCAACTTGGAAAGGCATTAATCATACAAGACTCATCTACTGCATCATATACTTCCTGTTGAGATTCTCTAAGCTTACCTCTAAACTCTGGAAACTCTACTGGCTTTAAAACTCTTTTATCAATAACTTCATAGTCTACATTAATTAAATCAATTCTACCAGAAGGTACAGAACACATAGTGGGGGTTATTCTTCGGAAATTATTAATAATCTCTCTGAAAGTATTATTACCTGCTCTAGCTATAATTTCATAGGTAGTCTGCGCTTCTAGAATATCCATTTCTTCTGGTGTTACATTATCTAAATAGATTCTGTCACTTAAAACCGCTTTTCGGGCCACTAATTACTCCTATAATATTTACTATATAAAGAACTAGTAGCATACTTACTAGAACTGACAGCACAGCCGTTAATAACTCATACATTATATTAACCTCCTAGTATCTGCTAATTTAGACTCCTCTAGTGAATAAAGAACATACCCCCGGCCTACATGTAGTAAGCCAGCATACTTAACCTCTAAGGCTGGTTCATAGTTTATATAAAAAGGGCAATGTATACCATATAAATGTACTAAGTAACCATGATCTACCTGAGTATACTTAGTAATTCTATAGTATTTAAGCTGTACACGCATACTCTTTACATAGTTAAATACTTTACCAGAGAAATCTATAAATCTACTAGATTTGTGTGTTAAGAGTATTAAACTAGAGTATTTATATATTGGTGTGGATAGCTTGTATAATTTGTACCCTTCGATACTTGGGCTTGATTCATACTTGATCCGGCGCAAACCAAGAGAAGGTGAATCTCTTGATTTGTCATCTATCAATTTAAAGTCATCTTCTGCGGAGTTACGACCAAGGAGCATATTATTATACTCCTTGATCTCAACATACTTACTTAGCTGGTAGACCGGCCATACTACTTTGGATAAAATCATCGTAGCACTCCCTCCACTCATCACCCCAACCTTCAAATGAGTAGTCATCACCAACTTCTTGATCAATACCGATTGGGCAACCTGGAATAGAGAAGCCCCTATCCTTCTGAGTACATTCAGCCAATAGTTCGCAGTATTTTTCTACGTCGTCAGGGTGTACAATAGCTACGATTGAGTCATGCACCATCATAAAGATTTCTGCACGTAACTTATGCTTCTTAATAGCTGCCATCATATCAATAACAGCAAATAGGTTAATATCAGATGCTAGGGATTGTACTGCGGCATTAATACCACTTCTGATTTCATGTGATGCAATACCCTTATCTGGGCTAAATACATTTTTAAGTCTGCGCTTACGCCCAACTGAGGTATACAAGAAACCTTGCTGCTTAATTAGCTCCTCAGTTCCCTTCAACCACTTCTTTAGTTGAAAAAAGGTATTGAAGTATAAATCAATAGCCTCTTGTGCATCATCTAAGGAGAAGTAAGTATCAGAATCTTTTGATACAGTATCTGATACTTTGCGAGCACCTGAACCGTAAAGAATACCGAAGGAGATAGCTTTAGCAGCTTGACGCTTATCCTTGAAGAATTTTTTCACATCAGAAACAGCACCAGGTAGTGAGAATACTTGCTTAGCAATAGAGCTGTGAAAATCTTCCTTATCTTGGAAAACCCTCTGAAGTTTCTTATCCCCAGACAGGACAGCAGCATAGTACATTTCAGCAGTTGCCAAATCCTGAGAAACTATCTTCCAACCTTCGTGCTTTCCAGAACCTTTAATTGCACCTTTAACACGCTTCTCATCCCGTGGAAGCTGCTGAGCATTAAATTTCCCAGAACTTGATAGTCTACCGGAAGTTGTACTAGTTAAATTAAAACCTGTTCTGACTCTACCATCTGAATCTAAATTACGAAGTAGATTATCTACATAAGTATTTTTGATTTTACCAAGTTTTCTAATAGAAACAATACTATTTACTACTTCGTGCTGACCATCTAAACTTTCTAGAACTTCAGCGTCTGTACTTTGTAATCCAGTTCCTGTTTTCTTAGCTAGCGGTTCCAACTGTAAAACATCAAATAGAAGCTTTCTTAGTTGAAGAACACTATTTGGATTAAACTCTTTACCTTGATCTTTCTCAAATTGCTTAACTTCTGGTAAATTATACAGATGTATCTCTGCGTCCCTAATTGCCTTATCAATAGTAGCTTTAGCAAACTCTAAGCGCCCTCTATGGAAAGGAACACCTACAAGCTCAATCTTAATCAAAGCTGTTAAAGCTGGGATAAGAAGATTATTGTACAGATTTAACAATTTGGGGTTAGCATTAATAATAGGTTTAAACTTATTATATAGAACTAGAGTAACACCTGTATCCTTAGCCGCATAAGGAACCATAATTTCAAAAGGAATCAAATCATAAGTAAAATCAGATTCCAGAACTCCGTGTGACCTACAATAATCTTTCTTATATGTGTCTAGATCATCATCGTATGCACCAAAGTCAGTATATTTTAATGCTAGACTCTTCAATCCGTGGCTACCTTGCGTCTCATCTAGGACGTAATGCAGTACCATTGTATCTTCGTATGATGGGAATTTGAAATTAAAATGATAACGTAACATCTTAATATCGAATTTAGCATTATGAAATACTACAGTGTACTTATTAAATAAGTACTGGAAGAATGCTTCAACTTCTTCGCTCACACACTCTGTAGATATATAAGCAGCATTACCCAACTTAGCGCAGATACTTATCCCTAGGACGTAGCCGTCAGTCGGATAAAGTGCTGTAGTTTCAGTATCTAGTGCTATTACTTTAGTTTCACTAGCCCACTCATCAATCTTTCTTAGGTATTCTAGTGCCTCCTTAGAGTCTGTAATACCTATCCAACTACCTGTATTATTAACTAAATTCTCTCCGGAAACTACTTTATGTAGCCTCTCGATAGATTTCTCAAATGCTGGTTTACCTTCTGGTTTGAAGGTAATCATCATTGGATTAATAATTGGAATATATTTACCATCTATTAAGTGCCCTGCTAAATCAGTAACACTAGTAATCTTGGCAAAATACTTTGCTGCTTCGCTACCTACTGTAATTATGTAGTCATATTTAGATATATCAATTTCAATATCTACATCTTTCTTTAGGACTTTAGGTAATTTTACACTACATAACTGATACTGATCAAACTCAAATTGAAAATATTGGTTAAAACGTATATTACTAGGACATTTCTCAACTACTGCTATTCTCATGCTACTCCTTTTATTAAGGCTAGGTTTGCCTTCCATTTATATAGTCGATGACCCAAGCAACATCAGACTTACTTAATTCGCCTGGATCACTATCATCTTCTAATTCTATTATACCAACATAAAAACCTTCAGCTTCTAGTAGTGGTTTAAGTTCTTCAGTGGCTTTTCTACCTGCGTCATCTGCATCTAAACAGAGAAATATTCTTGTAGTGCCACTCATTTTAAATAGATTTACTTTGTCTTTATTTAAACCCTTCTTCGAGTGTAAAGTTGTAACACCCATAAGAGCAACAGCATTAGTTAATCCTTTATCGTAGAGATTTAGAAAATCAAATATACCCTCAACTAGCACTAAAGTAGAATTTACTGGCTTAGGTCTACCTGGAAACATTGGTAATTCTACTTTAGAAGGATAAATATCATATTTAGGGCTTTCATTACCCATCGCTCTACCATTAAATGCTACAATCTTATTACTAGCAGCATACATTGGGAATACTAAGCGATTACCAAAATCTTCGTGATATGTGAAAGCATCAAACTCTCTAAATGTACTAGCCTTGATATTTCTATAATCTTCGCGCCAAGGAATTGCCTTACTCGGTATTTTTAATCCTACACTATCCGACATACATTTCGCAATTTTCTCCTTTAAGGAGGCAATTTGCGCTGATTTTCCGTCTGTGAATACATCGAAATGCTTGAATAGGTTTACTTTATAGCCACAGGATAAGCATTGGCCTATACCTTTTAGTTTATCAATTCTAAGTGAGGGATTCCTGTCTGGATGATCTGGATTTAAACAATGTATTAAGTAATCCCTACCACTAGGGATATACTTAATATCAAAATTATCGAGTAAGTTTCTTACTTCATCTACCATTTATTTACACCTATTTTAGTGGCTCCAGCAAATGGAATATCAATATCATTTGCGTCTTCTTTTCCAGTATAGGAAGATTCCTCTTCCTTTTCTTTCTTTGCTTTCTTTTGAGGTTTATCTGTTTCTGCTGGATTAATTTTCAAAGTCTCCCAGTTAATACCATTACTAAAAGCTAACGGTGGACCACCGCGAATCTTAGTAGTATCGAAGGATATAGTATTGTCCGATTTATCATGAGCATCTAATAACATCGCAATATCACACGAATCTAGAATACCTTTAGCAAATCGTGTACCACCATTATCATCAATTTGATAAGGAGATACAATACATATATCGTGCTTTCTAGCTAACTCTTTCAGTTTTTTACTAACAAAGATCTGGGTAGTCCATTCATACATGCCCCCTGGAATTCCAGGTACAGTAATCTGGTTCAAGTAATCAATAACAGCTAATTTAAGACTATCACCAAACTTAGCTTTCAGCTTTTGAATATGTAAATCAATTGCAGTAATACTTAGTTCTCTATCATCAATAATGATAATCTGATTCTCAGGTTTTAGAAACTTAGTTCTAACTAAATCACTTTCGAACTTTAAGTTATCTCCACTTAATATGAATTCCTCTACTAGATCATCTGCATCTAGATACATAGCTGCTCTGGCTTTTACTAATTTTAAGATTTCTGATTCCGACAGAGAATTTTGTTTTAGTAATGAATGAGATATTCCAGCATTAATACCCATGATACGTTGGAATGTTTCCCTACCCGTCATTTCAATGGTAAAATATACTGAAGTATTACCCATAGCATACTGTGCTTCTACTAAGTTAGCACATACAATAGATTTGCCAGCACCACGTTTTCCACCAAGTAGGATAGTTTCTTGTCTAAACAATCCCCCCAATTTAGCGTCGATTGTATTCGAAATGCCACTAGGAAACTTATAATGCTCATTATCTTCTACTGAAGCAAACAACATAATATCACTAGCACTTAGAATGCTTTCACTAGTATGAGTTTTCTCATCTAGATGCATTACTGCTGCGGATAGAGAGTCCTTAATCTCCTGACTATCCATTAAGGTGATATTATCTACAAATTTATCTAATAGTTTTAGTGCTTCACTTTGTGTGTAGCTATCAATTAAAGCATCTACAGCTACATCTATATCTATATCATCTTCAATTTCAAGACTTTGAAGTGTTGTTAAAGCGTTCGTTAATGCACTACTTCTAGCAGTTGTTAGTAGTTCAACAAAATTAGGTATAGCACCATACTTGTCATAATGGGTCGTAATAGCACTATATACGCTAGTGTAAGAAGAGTCGAAAAAAGCTAACTTCAGTCTTGAAAATGCAGATAGATCTTTACCCTCCAATACTTTATGTAGTACTATTGCGCCAATGTCTGCCATTCTAAGTTACCTTTATTTCATTATCCTTAATTACTGCTGATAATTCCTTTTGTACTGCTGCTAATGTTTCAGAACGCAACTTACCTAGTCTAGCAGGATACTGATTCTTGTCATCAAAAAATATTGATAGCTGTTCGTGAGTTAACATTTGTTGCAAAGCAAAGTAAAGCATATCTGAAGGCTTATTGCTTGTTGGTTGCACGGAAACTTCAACAAAATCTCCGTATGCGTGTTTGGCGCGGGCAACAACTTCTTCAATCGTGAGAGAGTCGTTGTCATAATAAGTTATTGTTACCTTCATTTATTACTCCATGAAAAAAGGCGATTTAGAGGAATCCCTAAACCGCCTTAATTACCTATTTAGGTATTACTCAGCTGTTTTAGCTGCATTCTTTGCTTTCTTTGCAGCTCCATCATAATCTGATGCAACAAGTCCACGACGTGTTAACAATGTCTTAATACCGCGTTCAGTCTTTCCAGACTTCTCAGCGATCTGAGCAACTGTTAGTTTGCTTAGGTCACCTAGGGTGTCAACAACATCAGCTTCTGCCTTAGCATGAGATTCCTTCTGAGCAGGCATCTTTGCAATGTCCCCGCTACGTAGTAGGCTGAGAGCCTTTCCGCGGACTGAATTAATAGTCTTATTCAGAGCAGTAGCAATGTCTTCTACGAAGGCACCTTCTGCACACATACTAACAAAAGTAACTTCTTCTGATTCGGTATATGTACGAACTGCTTCAACCTTTTCAGTTGGCTTAACGTGTGCAGTAAGTTCCATTGATAGAATCTTACCTTGAACTTGCTTAGCAGTAAACTCGCCACCTTGGAAAGCCTCAGCAATCTGAGCATAAGTCATATTGCCACTATTTGCTTCAACAAAAGCACCTAGAGCAGTAGCTTCATCTTCTGTGAATGTGGGGGCAGTAGATTTAGCCATTGAAGCAACTTCGTAACCCATCTTACGTAGCTTAGCAGCTACTGAGCGCTCACTACAAACTAATTCTACAGCAGCAGTCTTTACAGTATCTGTGCTAACTGGAGTAGCAACACCGGCAAGTGCGGTTAGTTGAGCGGTACGTTCGTCGGTCCATTTTTGAACTGTCATTTATTTATTTCCTTTTCTAAGTCTTTGATAGTAGTTACCCTAATTCCTAGGGATATAGCTTTTGTTAGCTTTGAACTTTCTCTATCTTCTTCGTTAATTAAAATGTTGGTAGCTTTAGTTACACTATCGACTACCGTAAACCCTAAACTACTAAGATATTTAGCAGCTTCTGATCTATTCTTGTAATCATCAAGTTTTCCAGTAATACATACTGTAATACCTAATGATGATGTTTCAACTTTCTTATTACTACCTACTTTAAACTTCCTAAGAAGCTTTTGTAATCTACTAAATTCCTCTGAATTAACATACTCTAGCAGATTATTTGTTACTTTCTCACCTAGTCCAGCCATAGAACAAGTCTCCTTGTTAATATCATCTACACTGTCAATAAACTCACATAGTTTACTAGCAGCAGTATTGCCTACTAAAGGGATGCTTAAACCAGCGATAACTTGTTCTAAGTCGGTGTTCTTTTCACTGAGCCTAACTTCTTTGAATAGCTTTGCTCCAATAGTATCTCCAAGTAAATTCTTATACGTTGACTCACTAAAAGTATAAATATCTAGTATTGATTCAAAATCAAGTTTACTTAGTGCTACTGGCCCAAAGCCTTTCATCTTTACAGTTTTGCAGAAGTGTTCTAATTTCTTCGCGGTTTGCGCTGGGCATTCTTTGTTCCTACAAAATAATTGATCTTTTACTAGAATCAATTTGGAGTTACAAACAGGACAATTTTCTGGTTGGGTTATTTTCATTTGCTTTTCAACTGTAGAAGGAAATATTATACTGTAGTTACTCTACAAAATCAATATCATTTTCAGGCAACCTACGAATAATGCCGGGAATAATATCACCCATTTTTTGTACCTCAACTTTACAGCCTATCTCCAATCCTAGAGACTCGATAAAAGCTATGTTGTTAAGAGTAGCCCTAGCAACTGTAGAGTCTCCAATCTTGCACGGTTCCAGAATAGCTACTGGGGTAACTTTGCCAGACTTACCCACCTGCCACTCTACATCTAGCAAAGTAGTAATTGCACCAAACTTACGTTCTTTAATAGCGTAAGCTCCGCGTGGATGCTTAGAAGTATGCCCTAGACTATTATAATCTTCGTTATCATTAATCCGTATTACAATACCGTCGGTATCGAACTTAGCACACCAATCTTCATCTGCAACTGTTTTAAAACTATTTAGCCTTAAAACTTCTAAATCATGCTCATAAGTCTGAGTCTCTGGATATAGACCATACGCAGTAAAATATAAGTCTCTAGAATTAAACTCATTTATATCTATTAGATTGAGAGCACCAGACGCATAATTTCTTGCATTTTCAACATCTGATAAAGTAGTAATTTCTCCGGTTACTTGTACTATACCATCTAGTTCAATTTGCTTTGGTAATACTGGTTTGCTACTAAATAGAAACTTTTCGGTAATATCCCTACCTTCAATACCATCACCACGAGTTAAAACTTGTACTAACTGTTTATCAATATAAAGTGCAGCTATAGCAGCACCATCTAGCTTAGGTGACTTATACTTAAAATTAGTATAATCAGCTAAAGGTACTTTGCCTTCTCCTGCGTAATGCTTTTGTAAAGAGAACATTCTTTTATAGTGTTTCTTTACTTCACCTGTAGGCTTAGCACCCAAACCTTTGAAATCCACTAAATCAGCTAAGTAATCAAACTGTTCATCAGATAGAATTGGTTCACCGTCGTAATAAGCCTTTGAAGCCTTTACAAGTAAACTATCAATTAACTCGGCTTTCGCAGTTTCAAACTTCATGAAAAAATCCTCATTAATCCATACATTAAACTAGCACCTAGAATAGTGGACAGTAGGACTAAAGCTGCTATATGTAAGCCTAAATCTCGGTAGAGCTGGTTACTCCGCATCTTTTTGTTCTCCTTCAGAAACTAAGCGTTTCAATCCTTCCAGTAAGTTAGCCGTGAAAGTCATTTCTAGTAAAAGAGAAATACCTTTCTTAGTTGGCTGCCACTCACTATCAAAATCTAAAAAGTACTCTCGTATATTTAGATATTGCTCACCCCTAAATTCGGTAACTGTTAATCTCCACTGAGAGAAGTCATCCAGATTTTCTTTTAGGGTATGAGTAAATAAAACCTCAGAATCGTTGTTGCTCATCTGGTTGTCTAATTACCTTATTAGTCGGAAGTACACTAATAACCAAAGCAGTATCTACTGGTTTGAATGTATCCATATCATAACAGAATACTAGTACCTGATTCTCATTCATTCGAGGCCAGGTATACTCGTCTAGTTTCTTAGCAATATAGGGTGAAATTGCTACAGAAAAGTTTGTAGTACCAACATGGTACTTCTGCTTCTTAGAGACTGGTGAAATATAGTTGATGTAACAGTCCCCACCTTCATTCATAGAGTGAAGAAAAGCATTTTTGTTCATTTAAATTGAAACTCCATATTTAGTTAAGTGTTGCAAGGAAGCTAATTCCTCGGCTGGTTGGTACGCTGATTGCTGCCAAGACTCATCTTCTAGGTATACACGATATACTTTAGAAGGATGTGGTTGGTTTGTTACTTCTGATTTAATCGTTGCTAGTGACTCATAACGCGCTGACCATACTTTCTCTCCAATCTCAAAAGAAGTTCTAATCGCTTCTTCGGGGATTAGTTGAGGACGTTGGTATGACCAGCCTGTAGCCCTACGTGGTACTCCACATCTTTCTAGAACTTTATCTACAAAAGATGCTGACCTATAAAGAGACTCTGAAATTGCAGAAACTGTAGCACCCCCCAGGTACTCCATAATAGAGTACTGAATCTCTGCTTCTGTGGCAGGTTTATGTGCTTTCTCAGCCCTAAGCTTCGCAGTTCTATCTTTCTTTTCTAGAAAGTTGTCAATAATAGTCTGCAATCTAGTAGTATTGTAAGTGATTCTTAGAATACTGCAAGCCTCTTTTTTAGTACAGGGCTTTTCTGCTGAAAGAAGTGCAATTACTTTCTCAATATTAGAATCGGATAAATCTTCCGTATCTTTTACTTTAACTGACTTCTTTGCAGCAGCCATTATTACTCTCCGTCTTCAGTAGTGGTTAGAGCAGCTTTGATTACATTGGTAAAGTAGATTGCCTGCTTACCAGTTAGTTTGTCGATAATATCGTTATCAACAGTATAGCCAACTTCTTCAACTGCCTTGATTAGGGCAGATAGAGAATCAGCTTTTGATACGCGAGCTGTAGCACCTTCTTTAGTTGCTGTAGCTTTCTTAGTACCTGCAACTTCTTCTTTCTTAACATAGACTTCTGCTTTGCTAAGAATCATACGAACACCATTTGGTGTTTCACCAAAATCTTCTGCTAATTGCTTAACAATCTCAATAGAGTTTGCACCTGTAGGCTTTGCATCAGTATATGCCTTAATTACTTTAGCTTTCTTGTCGTCATCCCATGCCAT